GTAAACTCCAATTTACCCGAGATTGTCCCGATAAGTCCGAATTTTAATACCAGTCCAGACCAGTACGAACCGGACATAACCGACAGTCCAAAGACAAATGTTTATGCTTTGGGAGGCCGGTTAATTGGAAGCCCTACACCGCGTATTAGGGCTGCAGCTGTAGAAGGCGATTACGAAAAGGCCCAACTAGCTTTAGAGTTTGCTAAAAGTATCGGTATTGACTTAATGCCCTGGCAGATAACAGCTCTAAGGGAATTACTGCAAACGACTAACGGCAAATGGACGCGGCGCACGCTAGGTATTGTTTGTAGTCGCCAAGTTGGAAAGACTGAACTAGCTAAAGTCCGAATACTGGCAGGTATCTACCTATTCGAGGAAAAGTCAATTATTCTAATGTCGGTTAATGCTCAGCAGGCAGAAATGACCCTATACCAGATAAACGACATAATTACTAGCAACCCGTCCCTAATGCACCTTTACCAGCGTTACTACTTAACTAACGGCAAGCAAGAAATAAGATTTAAAAACGGTGCGCGTATCATCGTGGTAGCTGCAACAAATAACGGTAGCCGCGGACTATCTGCAGACTTTGTATTCCTGGACGAATTACGCACAATCACGCCCGAGGCTATGGAGGCGGTTAGCTTTACTATGAACGCTAGGCCAGCGGCTCAAATGCTTACGGTATCTAATGCCGGTGATAAATCCTCAATAGTGCTGAACAGTTTACGCGATAAGGCAATCGCTGACGTGTCCCCTACTTTAGGCTGGTTAGAGTGGTCGGCTCACCCGTCTAGGAAAATAGAGGACCCTAAAGGCTGGGTAGAGGCTGTACCCGCCTTAGGCCACACAATGACCGAGGAAATACTTAGGCACTCACTAGCTACCAGCGACCCGTTAACTTTTAGAGTTGAGGTACTTTGCCAGTTTGTAGATAATCTGGCTAGCCCGTTTGAGATAGGCGCATGGGATAAATGCAAGGACGAGTCAATAGTAGTTGAGCCAGGGGGACTCACGTTTTTTGCTTTTGATAAATCTTATACGAATAAGTACGCGGTACTAATTGCAGGGCAAAAGGTAGACGAAATGCGCGTAAAGGTTAAAGTTCTGCAAGTCTGGAACACAGCGACACCTTTAGACGATAGGCAAGTAGCTAGCGATGTTAACGCCCATATTATGAGATTTAGGCCGAAGGTCCTTATGTATGATAAATGGGTTAGCGAAAACGTAGCCAGTTACTTAAAGGGTGCAGGTACTACCCTTATGGACGTTAGCGGCAAAATGCAAAATGAAGCTAGCAACCGGCTTGCCCAGCTTATGAGTCATGGTCAGTTATTGCACCCAAACGATCTAGTGCTAAATGAGGCGATAGCCGCGTGCGCTACTAAACACACAGAGTACGGCTGGAAAATTGTAAGGCGTAAGTCAGCTGGTGAAATATGCGCCGCTATCGGTGTAGCTATGGTTGCCTGGTACGCCTCTAGGCCTCAGGCAGTCGCGCAGATAATAGTCAATTAGACACGCCGAACAAATCGGACAAATTATTTAAAATAGGTATATAGTGCCGGCGTGGGGATATTACAATCGTTGCGCTTAGTTGACGCTGTAAGTATGCCCGAAAGCACCCCAACAATAAAAGCGCAATATAACCCGCCTGTAAATGATGTAGACACTAACAGCTTATTTTTTGCACCTCAAACTTTTATTACACGTGCTGAGGCTGCAGCGGTGCCGTCCGTCGCGCGGGCCTCACAGCTAATAAAGGGCGTAGTCGGCACGCTACCCCTACACCTTTACCGTAAATCTACAGGGCAAGAATTAGGCTCGCCTGTTTGGTTAGAACAGCCAGACAAACGCCAGCCGCGAGTTATCACGCTTGGTTGGACGATTGACTCATTATTTTATTATGGGCAGGCTTTCTGGGAGGTTTTAGAGCAATACCAGGACGACGGTAGGCCGGCTCGCTTTGCCTGGGTATCTAACTCAAGAGTTACAATAGATTTAAACGCAAACAATACGGTAGTAGATTTTTATTATGTAGACGGCAAACGCAGACCTGACAGCGGTATCGGCAGCTTAATTACTTTTCAAGCTATGGACGAAGGTATTTTAAATAGAGGCGGTCGCACAATACGCGCCGCGCTAGATTTAGAAAAAGCCTCAGCTGTATCAGCGGCTACACCCGTACCGTCTGGCTATATACAAAATAGCGGCGCTGATTTACCAGAGGAACAGATAACAGGACTATTAGCTAGTTGGGCGTTGGCTCGAAATAGACGTAGTACTGCCTACTTATCAAGTACGCTCAAATACGAGCCAACCTCTTTTAGTCCTAAGGACATGATGTATTCAGAGGCCAAACAAGAATTATCTACCGAAATAGCCAGGCTTTGTAACGTGCCGGCTTATATGTTAAGTGCAGACGCCAATAACTCTATGACTTACTCAAATGTAATGGACGAACGCCGGCAGTTTGTAGATATGACATTACGGCCTTATATCTCAGCTATTGAGGACAGGTTAAGTATGAACGACATAACGAATAGTCAAAATATAGTGCGCTTTAATGTTGACGATACTTACTTGCGTAGCGACGCATTAACACGTTTAGCAGTAATTGAAAAAATGTTAGCCCTTAATTTAATTACAGTAGAACAGGCACGTGAAATGGAAGACCTAACACCTAACGGGGGTACACCTAATGCAGTTGAACTTTAACAGCTCAATAGAAGCAACAGATCAAGAGCGTAGAATTATCGCCGGTAAAATTGTACCGTTTGGCGAAATCGGGAATACGAGTATTGGCAAGGTAATTTTCGAGCAAGGCTCAATAAATTATCAAACCGGCGGTAAAATTAAATTATTATTAGAACACTCAGCTACTGACCCTATTGGTTTTGCACAAAATATAAGCGAGGATACACGCGGCCTTTATGCAACCTTTAAAGTAAGTGCTACTACAAAAGGTACAGATAGTTTAATTGAAGCTAGCGAAAATCTACGCGACGGTTTGAGCGTGGGCGTAACTGTTGACGCGAGCGAGGAAAGAGGCGGCGTACTTTACGTACAGTCTGCCGTTTTACGTGAAGTAAGTTTGGTCCAGGCAGCAGCCTTTAAATCTGCAGCGGTCGAATCCGTCGCAGCCAGTGAGGTAGAGCCTGAGCCAGTAGAGGAAACCCAAGAAACCCAACCAACCGAAAGTGAGGCCAGCGTGTCCGAAAACGCTACCCCAGCAACCCCAGAGGTAGAAGCCGCACAGCCGGTAGAAGCCTCACGCCCAACAGTAACGGCACTAGCTTTTACTGCCCCACGTAGCCCAATTACTACACCAGCCGATTACCTTTTCCACAAAGTAAAGGCAACAATGGACCCAGGCAGCGAGTCTGCACTGTGGGTTAGAGCAGCTGATGACAGCACCAGTAATAATGCTGGACTTATCCCAACGCCTCAGCTAACTACTTTGTTTAATGGCAAGTCTGACAGCTTCCGCGCAAGTATTGAAGCTATCAACACCGCTGCCTTGCCTGCTATGGGCATGTCGCTACAAATCCCTCGCATTAAAACCGTCCCTACGGTAGCTGACACAAACGAAGGCTCAGCACCTAGCGAAACCGGCATGGAAGTAGAGTTTGTTACTGCTACTGTAAATAAGTATGCAGGACAGAACACTGTATCCGTCGAATTGTTTGACCGTTCAGACCCAGTATTTTTAAACGTATTGGTTCAACAAATGGCCGACGCTTATGCTCTAAGTACTAACTCATTTGTAAATGGCGAGTTAATTAGCGCTGCAACCTTAGACGCTACAACTGTCGCAACTTACCCAACAGCTGCAGAGCTTCTAGGTATTGTTTCACGCGGTGCAGCTAGCGTTTACTCAAACTCAAAGCGGTTTGCTCGTAACATGATTGCTTCAAGCGGACAATGGGCAAACATTATGACCCTTAACGACTCTGGACGACCAATTTACACAGCGCAACAGCCACAGAACGCAGGCGGTGCAGTTTCAGTATCAAGCCTACGCGGTAACGTAGCCGGGCTTGATCTGTACGTTGATTACACAAACGCCGGCGACGGCGACGGCACTTTGTTAATTGTTAACCCAGAGTGCTTTACCTGGTACGAATCACCTCAACTACGCTTAACTACTAACGTAATTTCTAGCGGTCAAATCGAGATCATGTACTACGGCTACGGCGCATTGGCTAATTTAGCCTCAGGCGGCGCGTTTAAAAATAACAAGGCGTAAGCCTAAAACACTAGAACCCTAGACCCTGCCCCTAGTCCGGTGGGGTTTAGGCCAAACAGTTAGGAGTAGAGCGCGTGGCTGCAACATATATAACCCAAGCTGAGCTACGCGCTTTGCTTAACATAACTGGGATTACCCTTTACACAGACGCCTCAGTAGAGGAAGTCTGCCAGGCTACCGAGGACATATTAAACAAATACTTATGGTTTAACACCGCGCCTATATCTGCTACGGGTTTGTCAGCCAACGTAGCTACAATTACTACCCCTACACCTCATGGCTTTGTAACTGGCCAGCAAGTAACAATAGCCAACGCGGGTACTACTTTTAATGGCACTAAAACACTAACTGGCTATGACCTTTACCGTTTTACTTTTGATAAAACAGCTGCAGACCAAACTACACACTTAGTAAAACCTTACGGCTTAGCTACTGGACCTAACCACGCTACAGCTTATGCAAGTGTGCCAGCGGTGCGCGAAGCTGCAGCCGCTTTAGCTACGACAATCTGGCAAGCCAGACAAGCCCCAGGGGCCAGCGTTACTACTATTGACGGATTTATCGCCTCACCTTATCAGCTCGGAAATTCACTGATCGGCAAAGTACGCGGTTTAATTGCGCCGTATATGTCGCCTAATTCTATGGTGGGCTAATGCCTGCAGCCATAACTACCCTTAGATCAACACTAGCTACAGCACTAGCTAATACGGGAGTCTGGACAGTGTTTAATCACGTTCCAGAAATCCCTTTAAGCAACTCGTTAGTTATCGCCAATGATGACCCTTATATTTTAGTTAACAGCAACGTTAAAACTGCTATAGCCCCTACAGTACGTTTTAAGTTATTTTTGTTAGTACCAGTTATGGATAACTTAGGCAGCCAGACCAAACTAGAGGATTACTACTTGGCTGTTATGACTAAGTTAGCCGCCTCAGGTTTAACTATAAATATAACTAGCTTTAGTGCCCCTGCAATTTTGGAAACCCCTAGCGGTAACTTGCTTCAAAGTGAAGCCGGTTTAGAAATAATAAGCGAGTGGAGTTAATTATGGCTAACTATAAAGTAATGATAGATAACGAAATCGCAGGAGTTGGCCTCGGCGGTACCGTTAACGACACAGATTTAGAAGGGTGGGACTTACCACACTTGCTAAAAATTGGCGCTTTAGAGGAATCCTCAGTAAGCCCAACCCCTACTAAAGTAAAGGAAGTGCAGGAATAATGGCAATTTATTTTACAAATAATACCTATCTAAAATTAGGTACTTACGATATGTCTAGCGTTGTGATCTCGGCTAGCATTAACGTAAACTTTGACCAGCTAGAAATCACGGCTATGGGCGACGCAGCACACAAATACCTAAAGGGTTTGCAGGCTTCAACCCTTAGCGGCAGCCTTTATATTGACCAGGCAGCTATCGGGGCAGGTTCAACACGTGCAGTGCTAGACAGCCTTAGCGGCACGTCTGCAGCGTTTGAGATCGGTGCTAACGGTTCTACTGCAAGCTCTACAAACCCAGTCTACAAAGGCTCTTGTTTTGTAAACGGTTACACACCTATCAACGGTGCCAACGGTGAAGTCGCACAGCTTGACTTTACTTTTGATATCACAGCACAAACAGCACCATTCCCAGCAGTAAGCTAATTAGAAAAGAGGGCTAGAAAATGGCAAGGTTAAAAATTACACGCGATACCGGCGTAGTCGAGGAATACGACATAACGCCGGCTATCGAAGTAGAGTTTGAAGCTTACGCAAAAATGGGTATAAATAAATGTTTTAGGGAACAAGAAAAACAAACCGACGTTTACTACTTATGTTGGCTAGCGATTAAACGCAGCGGCCAGACTGTAGCTCTATTCGGTGAGGCTTTTCTTAACACTCTAAAGGCAGTAGAGGTGCTAGATAGCGACCCTTTAGCTGGTTAGGTGATAGGCAACTACTCACCTACCAGATCGCAGCTTTAGCGGTTGAAACTGGCATAGCACCTAAAGAGTTTGTAGAGATGTCGCCGGAGATGTTAGCGGCAGTCTACAAAGTACTAAAAGATAGAAACGAGGCAGCAAAGCGTGGCTACAGCAAAAATCGTAGGACTAGATGAAACGGTTAGAGCTTTACGCCAATTTGACCCTGCAGCCTTAAAAGAGATGAATAAAACAATTTACCAGGCTATGAAAATAGCCCAGATA